GTCTGATCGCCAAAGTTGGCGTATCGCAGGGTCAGATTGCCACTGCTGGCCGGCGCGCTGGTGAAGCCAAACTCAAGGTACTCATCGAACCCAGAGCGGAACCAATCTGCGTACCCCGTCCCCTCGTATCCCGCAATGTCGGTCTTGACGATGATGTTGTGCAGCGTCGCATCCTCGGCCTGGATCTTCTGGCTGTAGGCCGAAGGAGCAGGAGCCGGCGTCGGGGCCGGCGTGGCGGCAGGAGCCGTCGCAGGCGGCGTGCCAACGCTGACGCGGTACTCGACCCACGTTCCCGGCGTGCCGCCATAGACGCACTTCCAGCCGTCGATGATGTATTGGTTCCCAGCCTCGCCCAGCGGAGTCGGAGCCGTGTTCAGCACGAAATCGCCCCGCTGCCACGTCCCCGTGGTCGGAACCGACGCCTGCGCGTTGTTGACTGCCGACACCCGCCCATCACTCAGGTTGTTCACCTGTTGCTGGACCTGGCGCATCAGCTCGTTGAGGCGCCTGGTCAGCGTTGCCGCATCCGGGTTCTGCGGCAGGATAGGATCAGGCAGCTTCATCGCCAACCAACCCCAACCCGCTTGTCGCCGTAGCCAGTTTCCTTGTGGTCCCCGGTCATGTCGATCCGCACACGGTGGAATCGCCCCGACTGGCGCAGATTGAACTTGCCGTCGTTGATGCTGGAGGTCGGGCCTTGCACTAGCGCGTCGCCCTCGTTGAACTTGTAAAAGCCCGTGGCGGTGGCGGTGGTCGGCGCCTGCGTAAACCGGACTCGGAAGCTATCCAGCATCGACACGGCGTCGTCATCCCCGAAGTCCGACGTGGTGATGCTCGACGCACCACACGGCCCGTTCAGGCTCACCAGCTGGTGGTTGGTGTCGAAGTAGGACGCAACCTGGCCGCCGGACTGCCAGTATTGGGAATCGACGGGGATGTTCGGCAGGGCGTCAATCGTCGCGGCGAAGGAATTGAGCCCGTCGATGGTCACGCCTGGGGCGATGTAGTTCAGCGGCGCCTCGATCAGGCGATCCGAGCGGCCCCATTTCTTCACGCCCACATGAAAGACCAGCGTGGAGTCACAGGCCCCAGTGGATGCAGACGAGGGGAAGTACACCCGAACGAGGTTGTTCTGCTTGTCGTAGGCGCATTTCGTGCGGTAGCGGTATTGCGGGCTGGAGTTGTTCAGGAACCACTGCCGGATCACGCCGTCGCCGATGGGGATCGGGCGGGCGCCGTCGAACACCCAGAAGTTGTCGTTGCTGACGAAGAAGTGCGCGCCGCCGATGTCGCACAGCGCTTCTTGCCCGACGCAGCCGGCCTCACCGCCTGGGACGAGATCCCACTGCCACACGACAGGAGCGTTGACGAACGAGCCGCGATAGACGCCGCGCGCCTTGTAAGCGATCACCTCATTTCCAAGCGGTAGGGCTGCCGTGAGCGGGCCTTCCGTGGAGACGAGCCGACCCGTCGTGGCAAGGGTCGAGACGTTGGGCGTCCAGCTGGTCTGATCGGCCTGTGCGCAGCACCACCAGCGGTCCGGCGAGGTGCCATACGTCGCATCGACCGTGTTGAAGGCGATGACGAAGTTGTTGGAGGCCGAGACGACAATCTTTGCCTTCGGAGCGCCAGTGATGTCCGCAAATGCTCCGGAGGATGAGGACTGGATCGTGTCAGCCAGGTTCGCTGCAACCGTGGTGTCGCCGAACTGGCAGAAGCTCCAGCGCGTGTCCGAGCCGCCGTTGTAATCCCCACCGGATGCCCGCGTGCGGTCGGTCCAAGACGTGCCCGACAGCTCGTAGAGCTTGGTCGTGGTGCCCGAGAACACCCGGCGCGTGCCATCCAGTTTCGTTGCCACCGTCGCCCCGATGCACGCAGCAGACAGGGCCGCAGCCGTGGCATTGATGGCAGACGGAGCGCCCTTGAACCCGGATTCAAACGGAATCACGGCGCTGCAGGCCGTGAAGATCCCCGGGGTGTTCGGGTCGGCGTCCGGAGCGAGGCCAACGATGGGGGTCATGCCCGGCGCACCTCAAGCGGACCGGCATGCTTGCGGTCGTCGTTGTAGACGATCACACCCGCGACAGCCTGATCCATCAGGCCGCCATAGGTGGAGACGCCTGCGGTGTCCTTGACGATCACGGCCAGCTGCTTCAGAAGGCCGTACAGGTACACGTCAGGATGGTTCGCCAGCAGGGAATTGCTGGTGTTGGCATCCGACAGCGGCGTGAACTTGGCCTTGTAGGTCATCACCACCGAGCCATCACCCATCGGAGCCGTGCGGATCGTGCTGCCCGAGATGGTGTAGATCAGCCCGTCGCCGGATGTCCCGCGCCAGGCGTCAAATTCCTGGGGCGTGACGTAGGTTAGCGGGTAGTCGCTGTTGCCGTCCCAATAGATGGAGCGCATGCCAGCGAAATCCGTGGGCAGCGTGCCGACGCCGGCCGTGATCGTGACGGTTGCGGTGCCCTCAAACTCCACCAGCTTGCAGCGGCGCTGCATGTCCGCTTCGGCAAGGGTGATGGCATCGGCCGCCCGCGCGCTCAGATCAGGACGGTTGATCCAGTCGAGCGCCGCCGTCTGCAGCGCAGAGTAGGAGTCGAGCGCCATCGCTTACACCTTGCCCGGCCACACCCGAAACGCCTTGAGCGACGGGTCGTTGAGCATGCGGCGGATGTGGTCCTGGCCCTGGCAGAACTCGTGGAAGGTGATGCCGTTGTCGTTGCAGTAACGCTCGACCAGCACCATCGGCAGCGACGCTGCCAGCTTCATGTCCGACGAACCGTGCAAGCCCTCGTTGTGCATGGCCTTGGTCCGCTCGGCGATGGGATCGCAGTCCTGCACGCGCTCGAAAATGGTCTTGCCATCTTCTTCGTGCATCCGAGTCTGAACGGGGCCGTTCGTGAGCAGTCGCATGGGTTCTCCGGCGCTGTCGCAGCGTTGAGAGGAATTGGGGAAGGCCCCGAAGGGCCGGTATTTAGGCCGGAGCCAGCAGCACGGAGACGACGCCAACGGCGGCCGTCATCGTTCCGGTGAAGTCCGCGCCGAGGGCCGTCCCCGAAGGGATCTCCAGGTCGCTCGCCGTCGAGGACAGCGTGAGCGTCTGGTTGGCATGGATTGTCCCCTTCAGGTTTGCCGTGCCGGAGTGCACGGCAGTACCGGAGGAAGTCGAAGTGCCGGAGGCGGCTTTCTTGACTGCCACGGTCACCGCGCCGGCATCCGTGCCCGCAACGGTCGGGCGGACCACGACACCTTTGACGACGTAAGCGCGCTGGGCCACGAAGACGGCCCGGTCAACGCTGTTGGCGTCATAGTGGAAGTTGACGGACACGAAACCACCGTCATCGCGGTCGCTGCCCTGAAGGCCCATCGAGCCATCAGCGTTTTGCTTGATTGCAACAGACATCATGTACTCCTTGTGGAGACAAGGCCCCGAAGGGCCTCGTCAGGTTCAGGCGATGTCGTACACAGCGCCGTGGGCCTTCGGGTTGTCGTTCTGCAGGCAGTACTCCCCGATCAGCATGGCCTTCTCGCTGTCGCCCGTCGCCGCGATGTCCTTCTTGAACAGCGGGCGCAGCCAAGCGATGGACAGCTTGCCGCTCTCCAGGATGAACACGTCGCGCGTGCGCTGGAACAGGTTCGGGACAGCCTTCAAGGTGCCGAAGTCCGAGACGTACACATCGACGGCAGCGGTGACTTTCTTGTCCTCGCTGTTGTCGTTGCGGGTCGCGCCGCCGGTGAAGCCCGAGAACGTCTGCTTGGCGGCAGCGCCCATCGTGATCGTGTCGGGCTTGCCGCCAGCGGTGTACACCAGCTGCAGCACGTTCTTGAGCTGCTGCTCGGTGAAGTTGCGCGTGGTGCCATCGGTGACACCCGTGTTGCCCGAGTAGGACGCCAGGGTCGTGTCCGACGCCTTGTTGGCGTTGTCCACGGTCCAGCCCAGCAGGCCACGCGACTTGCGCGGCGACGTGGCGGTCACGTCGTTCTGGGTGATGCCGAACTCCGCGTCACGGCGCCATTCCAGGCCCTTCAGGGCGGTCTGGTAGGCCATCTCCGACTTGCGGCCGGCGCTATTGACAGCCTCTTGCGAGCCGGAGATCACGACGGCCTTGGTCGCGATCTGGGTGCGGTTGGTCAGACGGACCGTGGGGGTCACGGCGCCAGCCGAGAAGTCGTCGCCTTCGGCCTGGGCGTTGGACGCGGCGGCGGCCAGGGCCTGGGTTTGCCACTCGTGCAGGGTGGCGGTGGCCTTGGCCTTGCCGGCCATCGAATAGACCGGGGTTTCGGTCGGGTCGATCCGGGAGATCAGATCGGTCAGGTCTTCACGGTTGCCGATGGCGGCGGTCGTGAGATAGGTATTGCTCGGTGCAGACATGTTGACTCCAGCGCCTCTCGGCGTTAGGGGTTACTTGAAGATGTTTTCGAGTGCCGCTGCGGCGTCTCGAAGGCTTCCGGACTTCTGAAGCCGCTTCATCGCGACGGTTCGTCCATCCAGCGGGTTCGTTTCTCCGCCGCCCGGTCGCTCGACCTTCTGAGGAAGGGTTTGCACCTTCTTGGCAGCGGCTTGAGCCTTGCTCATCATTTCTCGATAGAGCATCGACTCGCGGGCCATCAAAATCGCCCGATGGTCCGTGATGCCAGGCCGGATGAACCGCCCCTTGTCATCACGTTCCGCGAAAAGCTGTTCTGGCTTGAAACCCCATTCCTCGATGAGGAACTTAGTCACTTTCGCGCTTTCGTCCTTGGCCTTTGCCGGGTCTTTCCACTCGGGGAGCTTGTCAAGCAGGGCTTGGTGCTCCGACTTCAGGTGGTCTTCCACGGCGCGGGATCGGTCGAACGACTCGACTTCTTCGATCTGCGATAGGTTCTGCTTGTTCTGCTGAAACGCCGCTTGCCTCTCGTCATAGAGGTGCTTTTGCTTCAGGAACTCCACAGGGTCCGATTCGCGGAGCGCGTGCCAGTCAATCTTTTGCTGCTCCTGCAGCACGGCGGCTAGCATCGCGTTGGCCTGCTGGAGGCCCTGCGCGTGTTTTTGCCGCTCTTCTCGCGCTTTGTTGGCCTCCTCCGTCGCAGCTTTGCGCTGCTCGGCGGTTTCCATCGTCTTGCGCGTGTAGTCAGCCTGCCTCAGTCCGTTCTTGTACAGGTCCGGCAGCTCAGACTTCTTGACTTCGACGCTCTTGCCATCGACTTCGATGGTGATCGTCTCGTCATTGGGCTGGGCCGGCTCCTGCACCGTCTCGGTTTCAGTCGCGGCTTGGGTGGCTTCGGGAGACTCTTGCGGAGTCTCGACCTCGGCTGGGGTTTCGGCTGCTTGCGCGGCCGGTTGTTGCTCCTGCTCCTGCGCGGGCTCCGCGCCAAACAGGACTGCCGCCTCACGAACGCTGAGGCTTGCGTTGGATGCCGTTTCGGGCGTGTCCATGGTCTTCCTTCGGGTCGTCTCGCGACGATGCCGTTGCACCAAACAAAAAGGCTCCCGAAGGAGCCCTTTAAGGCGGGGGTGCTGTTCCCGCGTTAACCAATGTTGATGCGCTCGCCCGTGCTCAGCACATATCCGGCCGGTCCAACCTCAGTGCGGATGCCGCCGAACTTGTCGCTGTCCACGATGCCGCTCGCCTCGGGGTGCACGACACAGGCGATGCGCCGCTCCCACGAGTTGAGACTGTGGATTAGTGCGACGTGTTCATCCCAAGAAAGCGCCGCGCCTCCTGCTGCATCGTCGGGTTGCTGTGCTGCAGGTTCACCAGCGCCAGCTTGCCCGAGTCCACCGTCTGCGACAGGGCTGCCTTGATCTTGTGCAGCATCGTCAGCGCCAGGAACAGCTTTTCGCGGCCTTCCGCGTCTCTTTGGGGCGAGTTCTTCCATGCTTGTGTCAGTTCCTCGTCAATGGCATCGAAGGCGGCGGCGAACTCTTCGTTCTCCAGCACCTCTCGGGCGCGGTTGCCGCGATGAATGCGTTGTTCTTCGGTCATTCGGTGGCCGCGTCAGACGCGCTTTCCTGCTCGGGGGTCAGCGTCGATTCGGCCGTCACTTGCGCCGCGTCAATCTTGCTCTGCGCCTGAATGCGGGCGATCTCCAGCTGGATCTGCGCCTGCATCTGGGCCTTCTCACGCTCCAGCGTCATCTGCTGCTGCGTCTTGAACTGCTCAAGCTGCATTTCCATCTGCATGCGGGCCTGCTGCTGCTGCGCCTCGACCTCCTGGCGGTTGCGATCCACTTCGGCTTGCATTTGCATGCGCTCGCGCTCAAGTTGCACTTCCGCCTGCTTGGCCTGAGCGTCTGTCTGCGCTTTCACTTGCGCTTTCATCTGCTCAATCTGCATCTGGCCCTGCATCGGGTTGGGCGGCGGCTTGTTCGGGTCCGGCTTGGTCACGAACCGCTCGGCCGACTTGAACCCCATGTACTTCGCCAGTTCGGCCAGCACGTTGTACACGTTGTCCGGCGTGACCACGCCCAATTGCAGGCCGTTGCCCATGGCCTGGTACAGCGTCATCAGGTGCGCGACCTGCTGATCCTTGTTGCCGACCCCGAGGCCGACGTTGATCGTGACATCGAACTGATTGCGCCACTCGCGCGGGTCCATCTGGACCCACTTGCCAGACAGACGGACATTTGCCGCTTT